ACCTGATGTTAATTTAGTACATGCTTCAGGATTTTTAGAAAACATCCAAGTCTTAAAAGACTCTGCAGCTCAAGGAGCTGTGTCAGTGCCGGTTGATATAGATAACCTAGTTAGACAGATACCCCTTATCCAACAAACTCCAGATGGTTGGGTTGCTTCTTTCGGTACAGAAGTTCTCAAGATACTAGGCGGTGGTAATACTTATCAAATCAAAACTAATGAGAACGGTATAGAGATGATAAGAGTAAAAGGTATACCACCTATCCCGACAGACTCGACAGGTAAGAAATGGATTAGTTGGGTTGATACTCCACAGACTAATTTAACTGAGATGGATGTCCAAGGTAAATTTGTTTTTGTTGGGTTTACTGCTAAAGGTATCTCAAGTCAGGTTGCTACTCCTGTTGGTTTACTAGAACCACACAAGATTCAGGCTGCTTTAGCAGAATCTATACTATTAGAGACACCTAATGTCCCAGAGTACCGATTATTAGCGGAGTTGGGAATATTGGTTTTTTTCGGTCTCCTTATTTCGCTTCTAACGCATTCTTTAGGAATTACGAAGGGCATAGTAGCGGCAGGGTTTACGTGTATTTCTGTGGGATATCTGGGCTGGTATTTTATACAAAAAAATCTATTACTTGACGTAACTTGGTCACTAATTTCTATGTTTATTTTAGCAGCACAACAATTTTATTTAAACTTTAGAACTCAATTTAGACTTAGACAACAAATTAAGAAACAGTTTTCTACTTACCTTGACCCACGACAAGTTGCTATCCTACAAAAAAATCCAGAGTTGTTAAGATTAGGAGGTGAAAGAAGAAGATGTACAATAATGTTTACAGATGTCAGGGGTTTTACCTCAATGTCAGAGAAACTAGAACCAGAAGAAGTTATTGAGATAATGAATAAAGCTTTAACTATTCAAGCAGATGCAGTTAGAGCTAATGAAGGAATGGTAGATAAGTATATTGGTGATGCTATGATGGCGGTTTGGAATGCTCCAGTAGATGTTGAGGACCATGAAGATAAAGCTATTAAGACAGCTCTTCAAATACAACACGCAATGCAAGAAGCACAGTTAGATATTGAGATTGGTATAGGAATAAATTCTGGAGAAATTGTTGCAGGGAATATGGGAAGTGCCTCTCGTTTTGAGTATAGTGTGTTGGGTGATGCTTGTAACTTAGCAGCTCGTTTAGAGTCTTCATGTAAAACTGTTGGAAAAGATTTAATAATAGGAGAAGAAACCACAAAGGGTTCCTCCTATGATTTTGAAAAATTAAAAGCTATAAAAGTTAAAGGCAAAGAGAAAGAAGTAAATATTTTTACTTGTCTTTCATCCTTCTAGCATTTAAATTTGCTTCTATAATGTTGTGTACTTTATCTAGTTCTACTTTAGCAATTTGTAAAATTGTTCTTAAGGTTTCGTAATCAAAAGTTGTGAATTGATTTTTTATTTCTTTAATCTTTGCAACACTTCTTTCCGATACTAGTTTTCCTTTACTATCAAAAACAATTTTATAACTAATTAGATTCGCTTCCTTTGACATCGGCAAACTCCAATTTACCATAGTCTCCTCTGAGTCCTGCTTTCATATAAGAAGTAGCACGACCTTCAAAGAAGTTCTGGTGTTCAACTCCGGTTACCTCGTCCAACCACGGAAGTGGATTTTCTTTCTGACCATAATTAGGTTTCAATCCAATCTGTAGCAATCTCCTGTCTGCTATGTATCTGTTATATTTATACATATCAGCTTTTGTTAATCCTTTTATATCTCCCATTTCAAAGACAAGGTCTAAGAACTTATCTTCTAATTCAACCATCTTACGACAAATGTCATATATTTCTTTTTTGAAATCATCTGTCCAGATATCTATATTTTCTTTTATAAACTCTTTAAATAATTTTGTCATACCTTCTACGTGTAAGGATTCATCACGAATAGAATATGTAACTATCTGACCCATGCCTTTCATTTTACCAAACCTTGGGAAGTTCAATAAGATAGCAAAGCTAGAGAATAATTGTAGTCCTTCAGTGAAAGCTGAGTAAACTGCGAGGGTCTTGGCTATTTCTCTTTTATTAGTTTTACTAGGTTTAAACTGTTCTATGTAATCATGTTTATTAGACATCTCTTCATAATCTGAGAAAGCTTTATATTCAGAATCAGACATACCTACTGTATCTAGTAACAAGGAGTAAGAGTGTTGATGAATAGCTTCCATGTTAGCAAAAGATAACATCATCATTCTAGCTTCTGGTGTCTTAAACATCGGTAAGTATTTATCTACATAGCCTGAAGCTACATCAACATCTGATTGAGTAAACAGTCTAAAGATTTGTGTTAATAAATGCTTCTCATTATCTGTCAGCTTTTCATTCCAGTCTTTAACATCTGCATGTAAAGGTACAGAGGCAGGATGCCAGTGCATTTGATTTTGTAAATCATAATATTCAAACATCCAAGGATGCTCAAAGGGTTTATAGTATTCTCTAATTTTTAATAAGCTCATTTATTTTCTCCTTCTTCCCAGATTAGTTTTTCTAAACCACCTAATCTTTCATCTGCTTCATTATATTTTCTTACTAGACCATCAATAGTATCAATAAGGTTAGGATGGTCCGCTACCCCTACTGCTGTTTCAAAGTAAAGCCATATCTCTATTCTGGCTTCTTCTTTTTGAGCTTTATATCTTTGATACAAAGCATCATATATCTTTTGTTTCATGTTCAATTTTCTTAGCTCCTTTTTTCATTTCATCCCATACAGTTATGGGTAACTTAATATTTTTATTAAACAGTTTTAGATAAGCATACTTAGTCTTCTCTGTAACTTCTACTACTTTATAACCAGATTTAACATAAGGATGTTCATAACCTGTAAAGTAAACTTGATATTTATTTTCCTTGTCCACGATATTTTTTAAAGCTCCTTTTAAAATTTTTATTCATTGTTGATGTTGCTAAATTTTTTCTACCTTGTGAAGTCTTCTTACCCCTAACCCCTGTAACAGGAGTGTGGTTTTTAGTTGTACTCCACCTAGCTGCCATTAGCCTTCACAAGCTATACATTCAACTTCATCTAATTTAATTCGTTGAATCTTTACATTAACATTTTCTGCAGCTTTTGCCGCATCTGACCTAAAATAATACAATGATTTTAATTTATGCATAGCATACCAATGCACATCATTAACATACTGTAAATATTTATCATGCTCTTCTTGCGATTGTGTCGCTTTAGGCGGCACAAAAAAGAGGTTAACACTTTGTGCTTGGCAGACAAACTCTTGCCTGATATGTGCATGTTCAACTAATTGAACTTGATTTATTTCGTCAGCAGTTTTAAATATTTCTTTTTCCTCATCACTAAAAATATCTATTTCTTGTATGGAACCTCTATTGTCTAATATTTTATCCCAGACTTTTTCTACTTCTTCTTTCTTAAGTTCTTTTGTCTTGATTGTTTTTTCAAGATATTTGTTCCGGACTTTGAAGTTGCCGGAAAGAGTTTTGTGAGTATAAACGTTAGCACGTATCGGCTCAATCGAAGGAGATGTCCCACCACAAATGATACTAGAAGAGGCATTAGGAGCAATAGCAAGAAGATGACAGTTCCTAGATAAATCACCGAGTGAGTCAGGACAATTCCCCCTATCTCTTGCCAAATCTTTGCTTGTTTTAAGAGCTTCTGACTTGATGTATTTAAACATTTCTCTATTAATTGAAGTCTGTACGATACCTGCGAATGGAAGGTTTTTACTTTGAAGGTAAGAGTGGAACCCCATTGCTCCAAGACCGACAGACCTTTCACGATAAGCGGAGTAGGCTGCTTTCTTGTAGCCTTTCCTTCCTTTTTTGACGTAGCTTTTGAATCTTTTGTAGTTGGCATTATATTCTCCTATCATAGATGTATCAACAACGTACTCTATAAAATGTTCAAGCACGTTATCTAACATGGTTATTAAATCAGGAATAAAGAACTTATTCTTTTTCCATTTATCATAATGTTCTAAGTTAACACTAGACAAACAACATACAGCTGTACGTTCTTCATTGGTAGCTAAAGTTATTTCAGAACATAGATTACTTTGTTTAATTTCTAGACCTAATTCTTTTTGTCCTTTTGGTAAAGCTTCATTACAGGTATCTATATTAACCATGTAAGGCTCACCGGTTTCTGCTCTGGCATCTAAAATTTTAGACCATAATTCTCTAGCTTTAACTGTCTTAACTGCTTCGTTAGATTTAGGGTCTATTAATCTCCAGTCTGCATCTTCTTCAACAGCCTGTAAAAATTCATTGTTAATATTTACACCGTTGTGTAAGTTTAAGTTTTTCCTATTTAAGTCACCGCCTGACTCCTTTCTCATGTTAATAAACTCTTCAATCTCTGGATGCCAAACATTCATGTAAGCAGCATAAGAACCTCTACGAGTTGTGCCTTGGTTGAAGGCTAACATCTGAGAGTCTACAACATGCATGAAAGGTATTGAGCCAGTAGACTTACTGCCTTGAGCAGTAGATACTCCATCACTTCTGATGTCTCCCCAGTAACCTCCTATACCTCCACCGGCAGAAGCCAACCAAATGTTTTCATCGTAGTGTTCTGATAAACCCTCTCGACTATCTGGTACGTAATTTAAAAAACAACTGATAGGTAATCCTCTAGTGGTCCCGCCATTACTAAGTATGGGAGTGCTAAACATAAACCATAAGTTAGAAGAATAGTCATATATTCTTTGAGCCATTTCAAAATCTGTTTGACCTTGATAAGTACTAACAAAGACAGCGGCTCTGGCAAAAGCTTCTTGCGGAGAAGTTTCATCTTGCCAAAAATATCTATCCTTTAAAGTATTAACACTGAAAGCATCTAGTTTTTTATCACGGTCATAATCAATTTCAATACCTAAATATGGTTTGACTCCTACTTTATCTATCATCTTTTCCTTCTACATATAATGCTATAATTCCATAATGAATTATTTTTAATAGTTCTTTTCTCTTCTCATCTTTCTTACCACATCGCATAGCATACTTCATTATATTACCGATACTAAAACTCTCACCGTGTCCAGCATCTATAATCATATCAGTAGCTTGATACTTCCCTTCAGAATAATGTTGGGTATAAGTCGAATCAATATAAGTTTTTATTTCTTGTAAGATTTTATCTTCTTTAAATTTATACTCCACGAATTATCTCCTCTACTTGCGGTTCTTTCTTAACAGTAGTTAAGTAAACAGGACCTTTAGAATATTGAAAAACTCTTAATCCCTTTCCGTCATTAGAATCTTTATGACATTCAAACTTATGAGGACAGTAGTTACATTCACGTGCTAATTTGAAATTACCAGAAGAACCTTCGGGTGTTGGTTGATAACAAAACTCAGGTGGTTTTTTACCCTTAAGTGCAGACTTAACCTTTTTAATTTTAGTCCGTATATTAGGTTTGTCAAGGTCCTCAGGCAGAAAGAGACACAATTCTCCGTTTACTTTGTTAATAGCTAAGAAACCTCCGGCTTCTGAACCCTCAGCAGTTTCATATCCAGCTAGTTGAGACATGTAACCAAAGCTATCGTGTTCTGGTAATGTCCCTGATTTAAATTTCTTAAAGCCAAAGTCAGAGGCAGACTTAATATCTATAACTTCACCATCAATCTTACAGTCCATGTGACCCATGATGCCCTCTATCTTTATTTCTTTTTGTTCGTCTGTAACTTTGTGTCCGGCTATTTCAACCAAGAATAAAACTAATCTTTCTAAGATATGACCATATAAAAACTTTATCATTGTTGGTGCATCCACACCGACATCTTGTTTGTTAGAGTTCATGTCATACCATAACTGTCTTTGAGGTTTACCAATGTTCGACATTCTTAAAGTAAATTTTCTTTTACCACGTGGAGTAGACCAATCTCTTAAAGCATGTTCCATATAAACCCCAAAGGATTTATATTGTTCGTCTGTTATTTTTAGTGATTCACCTTGACCAAGCTTACCTACAGTATGGTAGATATCATCTATCAAAGTATTTAATTGTTTATTTTTTTTCATGATTAATTATTGTTTTTAAAGTTTCAGGATTTACAAAAGCACTAAGTTTAATAAGATACATTCTACTAGCATTATGGTCTCCGCCTGAAACAGAAGGGAAGGAGTTTTGTTCTATTAATTTTTTTAAGGTGTCTACTTTAATTAAGATGGACCAATAAATTTCATCACCGTCACATAAGTTATGTAACCAGTAATCAGATTCAGTAGCCATGATGCCAGAAGGTTTACCATAGCTTTGATATTCAATAGCTATATTCCCTGTGGATAACCACATGCCTCGTTCTGATTTAACTTCTATCTTACAGTTAGATATTATATTGAGAAAGTTATCTTCAAATTTTTGACCATACTTTAAATCTAGGTCAAATTTTTTACGGTCTGCTTTAGTGGGTTTCACTCCAGTTTCCTCCTACTTTGTACTCACCATCAAGAGGGCAGAACATATTAAAGTGTTCTCCTGCTTCTCTAAGAGCAGAGACAGCTAACTCTCCGGCTTGGTCTGCCTGAGATTTTACTACTTCTATCTGCCATTCATCGTGAATATTTCCAACAACGTTTGCATTTATATTTAATAAATTAAATTTATTGTTTAATAAAGTTAAAGCCTTTTTCATAACTATTGCTCCACCGCCTTGTAATAAAGTATTTAAAGCAGCATGTTCGCTTCTAATATATATTTTTCTACCATCTATACCCTTCAAGAAACCACGTGAGGCAGCCTTAGTGACCCTCTGACGTAAGCTTTTAAAGGCTGGGAGATTATCTAAGAATCTTTCTTTTAATTCTTTCCCAGAGGCTCTGTTGCCTCCAACTATTTGACCTATCTTAGCATCTCCTGCTCCATAAACTAAAGCATAAATAAAAGTTTTAGCTTGGTCCCTAGTCTCAAGACCTGCCATGTTTTGATTAGCAGTATGGATATCACCGTGTAAGATTTCATTTTTGTAATCATCATCTTTCATATAATGAGCTAACATTCTTAACTCTAAACCACTAGCATCAACACCAAGTAGTTTGTGTTCAAGAGGAACAATCCAACAAGCTCGGCATTCTGTGCCATACAAGGAACCCATGTTAGGGACCTGAGCCATGTTTGGATTACGGTGTGTCATACGACCAGTGATAGTACCATTGGTTATTACTTGACCATGAACTCTGCTGTCCGGAGCCAAGGCAGTTAACCAAGAGTCTACTTGTGCTATACGTTTTTGATATAGTAAATAATCTGCTATGAGTTTAGCTTGAGGGATGTCTTTAATTTTTGATAAGATGTTTTCATCAACTATTGGTTGACCAGTAGGAGTAAACTTCTTAGGTTTCCAACCAAAGTCTATTAGATATTCTCCTATCTGTTTACGTGAACCTAAATTAAACTGTTGTAATTTTCTACGGTAGAAAGGTTTATTCATACAATCATCGTATTCTTGTTCAGTTAAACCTACTCTTGAAAGACTACCATCTTTCTTCAGCTTAGGAACAACTAGTTTGTCTCTCAACAATCTAGGTTTAAATACTTTATGTACTTCGTTCTCGACCTCAAACATTTTTTCTTTTAAAGAAGCTACTAATAAACTAGCATATTGTTCATCAAATAAAAAGCCATGTTGTTCTTGACCTTTTAAAATCTTAGCTACTTGATGTTCTAACTCGATGCTTTCTAAACTAAAACCTTTACTGGTTCTCAGTAAAACTTTATAAACAGCTTCGTTTAATTCAACATCTCGACTACAGTAATCTAACATCTCAGCAGAGTAGCTATCAAAGTCAGGCTGTTCTTGTTTGGGGATGCCTAGACGATAACCCCAGTTCTGAAGACTGTGTCCGTTTTCTTGGACAGGATTAAAGAGCCGAGATAAAACTAAAGTATCTACAACTTTATTGGTAAAGGTGATGTCGTAAAGTCTTTCTAAAACAGGTATGTCGTAGCCAAGGAGGTTGTGTCCGATTAGGATATCTGCTTGTTTTAGGAGGGCGATACCCTTGTCGATGCAATCAGGTCCAAATTTATAGACCTTCTCCTCATCAAGACCCTTAGCTACGAGACACCAGACTTTATCAGGTTGAAGACCATTAGCCTCAATATCAAAAATAATTTTAGAAGGAAAGTGGCTGTTCATAATCTTTCTTGTTCATGACAAATTCGTCAAACTCTGGTTCTTCTACTTTTTCATGTAGCCTACCTGTTTCATTATCATATAGTAGGTGACATGCTAAGCCAGTATCTCCTGTGTATCTAGACTTCAACACTCTTAGTTTAGTTGTGTTGGCTTCCTCAGGGTCCTCTGCTTGTTGGTTCCTTTCTAATGCTATCACACAATCAGATAATTGTGCAATGCCTTGTGAACCTTTGAGATGCGAAAGTGAAACCTCAACACCTTGTTCGTGTCCTTTATCTCCGGAGGCTCTTCTAAGATGAGAGACTAAGAGCATACCCACTCCTGTTTCTTCGACCAGACTTCTGAGCTTATTCATTAAAGTATCAATACCTCTCCTCTCATCCCCTTCTGTTAAGACATTTACTAACATATGTAAGTGGTCTACGATAACCCATTGACATTCACAGCCGATAATAATATATCTAAGCTTAGCAAAGATATCTTCTATATCTGTAGCTCCAAGATGAGCATGAATAAAGACCCGACCTTCCTCAATAACTTCATCAAATAAAGTTTCTAACTTTTCTTGTGAATAAAGATTTCGTTTTTCATTCAGGTAAATCCTGTCGTTAGCTTCAATAGAAACAATACCATCTGCAGTACGTTGCCAGTTTTCTTCCAAGGCTACGATGCCTACGTTGTCCTTAGTATTTTTTATTATCCAGTGTTCTAATTCTCTGGTCACACTAGACTTACCAAGACCTGTTCCACCAGTAAAAGTTACTAGCTCTCCTTTCCTCAGCCCGTACAACTTATTGTTTAAGCCTTCCCAAGGATAAGGAATACTAGGTTTAACTTCTCGGTGGAGCCAGTCTTTTTTCTGTGCTGATAATTCAATGATACCGGAAGGGGTATACTGCTTAGCTTCCCAAAAGCTTTTAGTAAACTCGGTAAACTTACCTTGCTTGAGCATATCGTTAGCATCTTTGTAACCATTAGGTAAGCTCATGATTCTAACCTTGCCGGGTTTAACAATACGAGCTACCTTTTTAGCCGCCTCTTTACCTTGTTTATCATTATCAAAACAAAGGACAACCTGTTCAAAAGATTCGACAAACTCAAGAGATTCTCTGATATCTTTGACTGCACCTGATGCTCCTCTTTTTAAAGAGACTACACAATATTTACCTTCAAAGATTTGATAAGCCGCCATCGCATCGCACTCACCTTCAGTAATAGTAAGATACTTACCACCTTTGTTTCTGAATAACTGTTCACCAAACAGACCTGTATTATCAAAGGTCCCGCCAAAAGAAAATCGTTTATCGTTAACGTATCTAGTTTTGGTGCCTACGATTTCATCCCCATTAAAATAAGGATAGATGTGTTCTTGAATACCACCGGCTTTATCGGTAACTGAACGTACTCCGAATCTTTTAGCAGTGGCTTCTTTAATACCACGGTCTATTAAATCGTGGTAACTACCTTGATAGGTAGACAGAAAGGTATTAGATTCTTTAGGTTTAAGACCTTCTGGTTTTTTATAGTCAGGAAAGAAAGCATCACAACTAAAACATTTAGCCGAGCCATCTTCATTGACGGAAACTGCATCACTTGATTTGCACAAACTGCAAGGTAGGTGATACTCTACCCATGTACTTTTTGATTCCATATGCCCTCCAAAAAGTGAGGGTCCGAAGACCCTCTTACTATGAAAAATTCAAATTAATTCTCAGACGATTCTGAATCATCAGAAGCTTCCGCTTCTTCCTCTTCAACCAATGCCTCATCTGTTAGTAGAGGTCTGAGTTCCTCTTGTAACTTGTCATTGGATTTTTGTAGTGAGATTTGAAACTGGTTATTGAAAGCCATTTGACTAACATAAGCCTGTACTTGTTGTCTAACTTGTGGGTCAGATAACTTTTCAGTCTCGAAACTCTTACCGTCAAAATTGATAATCATTAAAATTCCTCGTTTGCATCTAGTAACTCATCACCATCTTGGGCTTTGTAAGGTACTAAATCAATAATCTGCACAGCTTGTAAGTCCAAGCCTTTACCACTCTTATTATTATAAGTCCAATCGTATTCTTGATACTGGACTTTAACTTTAGAGCCATTACCAACAAGAACATCAACATCGTTCTTGTCTGCATCTAGAAGTCTAGGTGCCTTTCTGACCATACCATTCGGACCATTTACTTTCCTCTTGATAACGACAGCAGGACCTTCTTCCATTTCTCGTACACTATGTCCACGTTCTGCAAAGTCTTTTGCAGTCGCTTCATCAACAACAACGTTGATGGTATACATAGGTTCAAACGTAGTATTGGGTGCTATAAGCGAAGCCCAATACGCATTACCTTCAACTATCATATAATCCTCCATTGAATAAGTTAATAGTTATGTGGGTTGTAGAGTTCCCCACCCACGAGGGGGACCATGTGACTGGATTGTGTGAAACTAATGGAGATAGACGAGGGCAAACATCACACAATGCTCTTAGATTGTTGCCTTCTATCTTCATACCTTCCATTATATCCAGTAAATATTTTTAATCAAGCTCTATCTCCATGACCTCAGCCAAGATAGGTTCGACTATGTTATAAGTATCTATATCAAAAAAGTATAGAATGTTTGCATCGGATGTAACATTGGTTTTCCAAGTTATCTTATCAGCCCTTTCAAACGTGTTCTCTATTGCTGTCTCAAACAGCTTTGCTTTTTCTTTGGTTAGTAAATAACCAATCTCGATGGGAGCTTCATCGTGTTCATCTTTAAACTCTCCGACATATCCTAAACTCATTAATGTACCTCCTTATCATTATCGTTTATTAAATATTTATTTACTTCAGCTTTGATGGCTCGTAGTGTTGCTAAAGAACCGCCACCTAACCATGTTCTACCAGTTGCTACGTCTTTGATTTCTAAAACCTCTTCGACTGAAGCAATGTCTACCATGTTATCTAAGACTTCCATCTCTGATTCACCAAAGTTTTTTAGTTCTTCTTCTTCTCCGTTAATCAATACCTTTACTAGGTAAGTTTTTGTTTTGTGCATAATGCATTAATTCCTCATATGTCTCTATCTCAGGACATTGTTTAAGCCACTTCATAACAAACTTATCTGTCATGAAGGACAGGTTAAGACGACCATCAGCAAAGACATGCGTTTGGTCAGGGATTACTTCGTGGATATTTTTAATCGTAACTTTCTTAGCTTCTTCTGGTGGTAGAATAGAATGCATCCAGTCTACTTGAATTGCTTTTACTTTCCTGCGAAGTTTTTTTATTTGCTTACCACTCATGTAATAAAATTGTTAGGGTCCTGCATTGCTACTTCTTCTTTTAAAGTCTCAATAACAAAATCTTTAAAGGCATTTTTAAATGCTTCCATATCCCAACCCCTACGAGAGTGGTAACAAAATTCATAGATAAGTTTATCGGACACCTTAAAAGAATGTCCGGTCTCTACCATACGTTCTCTAATACAATTAGGAGTAATAGCCCACATGACCAAAGCTTCATTAGCTTCTTCCCATTGGACTATAGCATCCCAATCTATTTTCTTTTTTCTACTTTCAAATCTAGTCATAATAAATAGTATAACCTTAGTTTAAAATTCTTTCTACCCAATTCTCTGCTACGTTTTCAGCATAACTTTGGGAATGTTCAAAGCATTCAACGACACGAACAAGCATCGTTTGTTTATACAGCTCAACATAGAAACCCTTTCTATTTCTAAAAATAAAAGCTTCTCTACTCTGAGGTATACCATACTGCGATACTATATCACCTATCATCAACACACCTCTCTTTCTCCACTATCTCTATAACTAAAATAGCTTTCTTTAAAATTGACATTTGTTATACCAAGTCTTGTGCCATTTCTGTAACCCTCTTCATCATACCAAACAGAGCCACAAGGCTTGTTTTTGAGTTCATCTACTTTTTCTAATACTAAGTCTCTTTGTTCTTCAGTATCACATTTGATAATAATATCGTAGGTGCATTCGTTATCCTTTTTCATTTTTATTCCTCCTTTTCTTTTCGTCAATCATCTTAGTTGATTCCCAGACTAGTAAACCTAGCATAAAGAATAAACTAAGACCAAGTAGTAGTTGTATTAATTCATTCATTATAAATCCCTACAAATAAATTTATCTTCTAAATAAAGTCGAGCTTGTATCATGTTCTTACGAAGCTCATCATAATCATCTTTAGACATGTGATAAAAAATATCACACTGGTCGAAGTCAGCTACCATATACTCCAACACATGTGTCAAAGCATGTAATAGTTCTCTTTCTTTTTTCAATTCATACATCTTAGTCCCTCAAATATTTATCAAGACCTTTAACTATTCTAATCAAAGCATCTTTTAGTTCATCTACATCTTGAGCTTCTCTAATATTTCTAGCCCAATTAGCATTATAATATTCAGTAGATTCGTTTTCCCAATCTTCTGAAAGCTCGACATATAAATCATCATGAATACTATTCAAGATTTGTTTAAATAAACCGTTAATTTCTACACGCACAATTATACCTCATCAATAATATCATTCAGTTCTTTTTGAATTACTTGAAGATAGTCGAGGTCAATAGCTAAACTAGCTATATAACCCCAATTAACTTCTTCTCTCTCTAATTCCCTATCAATATTCCATGTATGCATATCATACATTTTATCGTCAAGGTTATGTAAAGCTCCACGTTTAAACTCAATAAGCTTAAGTCTAATTTCATCTTTAGTCATCTAGTTTCTCCTCTAATTTTTCTATTCTTTCTATCAGAGTAAGAGTATCTATACGGTCAGATAAGCTCACAAGATTATTAGAAAGTCTTTCTAGTCTAGTCTCAAAAGGTTCTATCCTAGCTACTAAGTCTTCGTCTTCAATATCACTAAGTCTTGCTCGAGCATCTTCAATGTCAGCTTCCATGTCATCAAAGTTATAGTTATAAAGTTTATCTTCAACCTCACCACTAACTAGCTGTTCTATCTCATACTCAGTCTCGGATAGAACATCTCTTTTAATATTTTCTTCAACATTATCAAGTTGATTAGCTACTTTTTCTTCTACTCTCTCAATAGATTGTAAAAGCTCAGAATGCATTGTATCAATGCCAAGAAACTTTAATAAAAAGTTTTTCATAATTACCCTCCTACAGGTTTAGTTAAGTGCTAGTTCTCTTTTGAATGTCTAAACTAGCAAGAGACATACAAGTATTCAAGGTCAGAATGTTGGTTGCTCAACCCAGTCTAGGAAAGCAACTTCAATTCTTCCTTCTCATACTAGTGTTAAATTATGACTAGGGTATTTACAAGGAGACAATATGAAATATATTGATTGTGGTCTCCTGAGTTACCCTAGTCATAAACTAATACAAGGACTACTCTATATCGATGTGTAGATAATTAATATAAAGCGAATAGTCCTCGTAACTTATACTTTGATGAAGCTGACGATAGCCTGTCCTAAAGCTTCGATTATAGTAGGGGTATCAAAACCCTCTGCTTTGTAATCGAAGTTAGTAAAGGCAATCTCCATAGCTTCTGTTACTATGGCATCAAATTGTCTCTCATTTAATTTGCTTGAGACGACAACCATCTGAGCTAATTCTTCACCAAATAATTCTTTATGTGTTTCCATTATGCACTCTCCTCAAATTTATCTTCATAGAAATAGACAGTAGCTACCACACCTTTAGTCGCACAGTCTCGCACCCTAAAGTCTACATCATAAAACTCGTTATCAAGTCTTTTTAGTAATTCGT